GTGCATCCGGCAAGGGTGCTGGTGATTGCCGACGCGACCCACTTGCTGGTGCTGTTCGACCAAGTGAGGGCGAAGCCATTGATGCCACTACCCTCCGTCACGTTCACGTCGGTCAGGGCATTCAGGGCCGTCACAACGGTCAGGGAGGTGTTCTCCCACTTCGAGGCTGTGGTGTTATAGGTCAGGTACTGGCCATTGGTCGGGGTGCTGATCAAGCAGTCGGTCAGACCGGACAAGGCCATGGCGATGGTGGTTGCGGCGATGGCGATGACGTTGGTCCCGTCGCAGTAGATCAGGGCATTGCTCGTTGCGGCCACGCTAACCGTGGTGCCTGAGCCGGTGGTCAGGAGGAGCGCGGAAGCCGTCGTGTTGACAATGAACCAGTCCTTTTTCGCTGCCGGCACTGTGACGATGCATGTCCCTCCGGGCGTTCCGGTAAACTTCATCGTCGTGCAACTGGTTGCAATTGCCGAAGAGACAGTGGCCGTTGTCGTGGTCAACGCAACGGTAGCCATCCCGGTGATCGCAAGGTCCAAGGCGTCGAAAGCGGCGTTGGCCGTGACTTCCTTCTGGGCTTGGCTCACGTCAATGTGCGTGATGCCGAGATTGGGTGACGTGCTCATAGGACGGCGCTCCCCGGATAGCCACGCCCGACAACGGACGAAAGCTCGTATATGATGACTTGAGCTAGTGAGGTTGAAGTCACCGAGATCGCGAGATCGTCAAAGTAGATGGAACCAGTGTAAGCCGTTACATTGGTAGACATCGCCACCTTGACAGTGCGCGCTCCCACAGGGATGACGCCCGATGCGCTAACATATTTCCATGTGGTGCTTCCGGTGAACGATTGCAAGCCCGTAGTTACAGTGCCAATCGCTGTGCCTGCGTAGTCATAGAAGGTTGCAACAACGGAAGAAGTGTTTGCGTTGGTTGCCGTCTGCGCGATGTAGCACTCGATCAACAGCGTTAAGCCTTGTCTGAGGTCATCGACTGTGACGCTCTCCATCATGTTCACGATCTGATACATCGAATTGAGACTGGCCGTCCCTGTCAGGAACATCGCCGTCCCAGCGTGGGGTGTGACGCCAGAGGACGTGTCATGTCCCACTCCGATGCTGCCAGAGCTTATATGCCAGTCGGCCCAGTCCGTGGTCTCGGCGCCGGTATCTGCCAACAGCAGGGGTATCTTCAGGCCGCTCGGGTAATCAGCGGCGTAGTTCGCGGCGCTGTAGGTGATGGTCGGCTGGGCTGAAGGGGTGCTGTTGACATAGCCGCTCACCGTCCGAACGACCGCCCCGTTGTTCCAGAACTCGATGTCATAACTTTCGGTGGTCTCGGCCATCGGAACGTCAACGCTCTCAGCCCACCCACCCTGCACACGGGACCGCCGGAACCACTTCAAAGTCCGGTTCAAGCTGCCATCGAAGGTAGCCTTGATCTGGACCGGGCTGTAAGGCATAAGGCCGGCACTGGTGTTGGTGAACGTGACGGTATTTGACGAGGCCATATCCGTTCCAACGGTTGTTGCCCGGTAATACCTTGCCATCCCACGCTCAGAAATGTCGGAGCAATAGGTAAACGCACTTGTGTCAATAACTATTGCAGTCTCACCACTTGCGTGTGTCCAAATTGAGCTATCTGTGCATTGCCTGCCGCGCAATAGACGGGTGAATACTGTTTGAGTTGGATCACCATTCACGAAGGACACATTTGCGAATTGGATAATCTCTGACCCAATAAGCAGCACGTTGTTTCCGTTTAGCACGTCGAGGTCTGTCTTGCTCTCGAAGCCGTAGTCGTAGTTCCATGTTACGGTCAGGGCCGTGCTCATATCCCAGTCTTCCCACCCGCTCGCAGGGCCGGGAACTGTGCCCTGGACGGTGCCCATCGCAGCCGGCTTCGTGATGGCCTTCCACTGGTTCCACGTCACATTGTCTGTGGAGCGGAACACGACGCACCCGTTCCACTGGCTAAAGGATTTCCCGGCCCCGTAGGAAGGCCCCGCACACATCCAGAAGCCGCCAACGTCATTCGCCTGCCCCACGTTTGGGGCGTTGAGCATCAGGAAGGACGTAGGGATGCTATAGGCGATGCCGCCGGAGCTACTGCCCCCTCCATTGCTGGTTCCCGATGCCGTTGCATTGGCCACCCCAACGTACTTCCATAGACAGGTTCCGTCCGTGATGCTCGCACCTGTTCCGCTGAGGCCGTAGGTCGCCACGAATACCCACCCAACAGACCCGTCCCATACCGAGTAGGTAGTTGAGGTCCCTGTCGGGCCAACAGTTCCACTCGTGCCCCCGGTCGCGCACTTGTAGAGGTTGCCACCGACCTTAACCTGATCACCCTTCACGAAGGCAGTGTTCGCCGCCCAGGTTTTGCTCGGGCCATTTGAGGTGCCCGCTTGGATGCACTGATATGCGCCGATCATGGCGGGCTCCTTATGTACCGGTAACGATGGTGCCAACCGAGTAGGCGGTGTTTGGCATCCAGTTTCCAGATGTTGCCGTTGTCGAATAGTTCATCGTTATAGCCGATGCTGGGATCGGATTAATCACCTGGGGCGTCATAGTAGGTGCGACGTAGTTCGAGGAAACGAGGCCACCAATATCAACATATTCGTCTGTGCTCACGCTGTTAGTTACAACCCCCTTGCAGCTTACGATGTATCCTTCAAGGAGTGATACCTCTGTTAGCCGCACTGATATGTAGGTCAACGTCCCGTTGTTCGTGCCGGATGATGGCCCAACCTCACGGTCGATCTTCTCTATAATGATGACATCGGTCGGGTCGAGTAACATATATTTAGGAGGTAGCATAAATTCAACGGCTGCTCGCTCACTCCACATGGTTCCAAGCATTTGCTGGGCCATGTTTGCGGCTACGCTATCAGTGATGCAGAGCGGGGTATCGAATGTCATATCCCCCTTAGCCTCGGTGGTCTTGATCATCCGCTGGGCAACCTGACTACCAGCCTGGAAGGCGTTGTCATAGTTCGCATACCTCACGGTGAGGCGACGGGGTATCTCGATTTCCTGTTGGCGACTTTCCTTGATCATATTGGAGTTTTTGTTACCGTCCAATTTGAAGGTGATGTCCTCGAATGGGACCGTTCCCGTGAAGTTATTCCAGGTGACAACCGGGTTGGTGCGCTTGCGATAGACTATGTTCCCGCTAATCTCCGCAGCATCGAAAAGGAAGCAGGTTTTTAACTGGTCAAGACAATCCCTTACTCGCGCCTGCTTGGACAGAAACCAGCCATTGAAGGTGTCAGTCAACTGGCTCACGTCGATGTTTGTGACACCAACCATCCCTGACAGCCAAGCAACCACATCCCCATCGGTTATGGCCCCTGCGGTCTGGCGACCGAGATCGAGGACGTATACTCCTTGGTCTCTAACGTAAGACGAGCATGTATAGCTGTCGTACCAGTAGTCATACATCGTTGACCCTGAGCCATTTGTCCAGTTCACTGTGCTCAACTTGACGCTCTTTACCGGCATCATTGTTGCCACGTTCAACATCACCGTTCGGCTATTAGTCACCGTGTTGAAGTTCGTATTTAGGGTCGGGGCATTCTGTGAACTCGCGGTCGTCATGCCGCCGCCCCAGTTTGAGCTTTCAATCTGGGCAACATTTCCGGCCACGTCTGACATGAGTGCGTTGCTTAGGGTAACGGTAGACCCGCTGATTGCGGTAATCCACGTCCCATCCGGTATGATGGTCCCGACGCCAGATACGTCAATGAACCCGCCGATATACGCTTGTGAAAGCGCAACAGAGGTGGTGATTGTATTCGTTCCGCCAGAGCCGGTAATGCTAAAGATTGGCCCATCCATGTTCAGGATGGCCGCCTGGACCGTCCATGATGCAGGATCGACACGCCAGATACCACCGCGTCCCCACGAACTATCGACGGTCACAACGATGACGTGACCACTGTCGAGGTCCATAAATGCGGCTGTCCCTGTCCCCGTCATGTAGGTTGTTGGCGTCCCGCTGTAATTGGTTAGGGTCAGGCCCGACTTGAGAAGGATTGCATCTTGTCCATTGGAAGTGCAGCCGTCCGTAGTGACGATGCCAATGAAGGTTTTGCCATCGGCTGTCATAGGAGTGCTTGTGGAGAGCACAACTCCGTACCCGCTCGTCGAACCCGTGCAAGACACGAAGTAGTCGCCGCCCGTCTTTACCAAGGTCCCCGAGGACAGGTAAGCCGAACAATCTGTCTCAGGGTCGCCAACAGGGATGATTGCGCCGTCAATGCACATGATGCCAGAGACGAAGAAGTATAGGTACGACACGCTCGCTGGGCACAGATTTATAGTCTGTGTCTGTTGCCCGGAGTTCACGTCAAATCCAACCAAGTAGAACTGTGAGTTGCTACCTGTCATCATGCACACCCAGAACACACCGTTGACAATTAACCCGGTTCCTGTAAAGAACCAGCCTGTCTTGAAATTGAGTGTCTGGGTTGACGTGTCAAAGGTCCATATCGTCTGGTTTGACAGGCGGTTCACGCCTATTAGGACGTGCGCCCCTTGGCTTGATACCGCAAGGGCACCGTTGGGGTCGGCCACGAAAAACTGAGCATTTCCCGGGGCGGCTCCGTAAGTCCCTGTCACCAAGTTGCCCGTGCTAATCTGGACAGATGTGCTGACAACTTCAAAGGTGAACTGGGGGATTGAGTTCCCGAAGTCGGCTAGAGGGAAGTTCTTTACGACCATGTAAGCCCAGTCGCGGTAGGCCGGTGTCTGAGGAGTGGTGTCGAAGCTCGACATCGTGGGGTCAATCCCCTGCCCTGGGTTGCCCTCATAGAAGGTGTAAATGTCTTCAGCGTACTTGTACTTCAGCCCTGGGTTCCCTGGTGTCAGGTCTACCACGAGCTTGCTGTTCGCCCATACCCTGGTGATCGCTGCGATTGGTCCCGCGCAAATACCAGACGCCATCGTGATGAAGTAGTTGTAGGTAATCTGTATGTCCGTTGACGAACTTGTTGACGTGCTCTTGCTACCGCCGCCCTTACCGCTCTTACTTGTCTGGGTGATCGTCGTCACCGTGGTGGAGGTCGTCGTCTCTTCGTCAATAGGGCGTGACCACAGCACAGTCCCGGCGAAGCGCATCGCCCCCCATACCACGGGGATGGACGCGCCGTAGTTTGCCGTCTGAACAGACAGGTCGGACAGGCGGGAGCCTTCCTGCAAGCTCGACGAAGACGAGTTGTTGTGCTGCGGGCCAGGAGCCATCAGCATCGAGACGCCGTAGGAAACCGCCATCATGACGATGGCGACAACGATCATCATTGCCATTGGTCAATCCTCCAAGCCACGAAACGAAAAGTAGACACAGGTCCGAGCCGGCCACTCACCGGAGAAGGTGTGCTCGACCACCCCCCTCATTGCCGCGTAGGCATGGATCAGACCGAGGGGCTGGTAGGTGTCAGAGAGGATGCCAATGTGGACTGGCATACGGTCCCATCTCATGAGAACAAGGTCCCCGTAGCGGGCCGCCGTGTGGTCAATCCGGTCAAGGCACTTGTCCATGACGGCACGAAGCTCAAACCCATCCGGGACATGAGAGTATATCCGCATGTCAATGTGCTCGACGCCGAGGGCGTTGGCGACATTGCATACAAGGCCGCCGCAATCAATACCGGCCCGGTCACGCCCCATATGACGCCACTTGACCCCTACCCACTTCCGGGCTTCGTCAACGACCTGTCTGCGCGTCGCCATATTAGCCCCCTGTTGAAGTCGTGGACGAAGTGGTCTTCTGGTTTACCGTTCCACTGCTTACGGACGGAGGTGCAGGTGCAGGTGCAGGCGGCGGTGCATCTGGGATGCTGTAAATGGCATCGTTGCCCGGTATCCAAGGCTCGCCCCGAAAGTTGGCGATGTTTCCATTGGTGGTACAGTTGGCGAGCGTCTTATTGCAGCCACCCGTGAACAGGAGCGCGTCTCCTATTTGGATGGTATAAGGTGCGGGCAGGAAGAAGTTGATCGTTCCGGCTGTTGCCAACATCAGTTCAACGGTCCATCCTGTGTTGGCGCCGGATGTAAACTTGGCGCTACCGCTACTCCACTGGCTCGTATTGTCAGAAGTGATTTCCCACTGGCTTGTGATTGCTGTGACAGTTCCTGTCCCAGTCGGAGGGGTCAGTGTGCATCGCTTGTCCCCATAGTCCGCCCGGCAGGTCGGGGTCGTGAGTTCTCCTACACTCTGGGCATAGGGCTGGGTGAGGCCCCGAAGCTCTGTCTTGAAGGTCTGATCCTGGAGGGTGACTTCGCCTAGCGTGCCACTTTGGATGATAATGACACCCCATTCTGGGTGCGCCCAGCACATAGTGTAGACGACGACCTGTGCGTAATCATACTTGCCGGCCCGGAGGTCAACCTCAGCGATGTAGTCGCTATCAAAAATGCTTTCGACCTCCATGTTATTCACGGACAGGTCGGAAGTCGTCTTGATTGCGGTGCGTGTGAAGCCGCTCTTAGAGGCGTAGGTGTTGCCGCCGTACACGATGTCCTTCTGGAAATCAGTGAAGCCCATCACCGTCCCATCGGTACGGGTGATCAGCCACAGCGAGCAAAGCTGCGTGACTTCCCCCTGAAGGTGGGCCAGAAGGCTTGAGGAGCAGGTTTTCATCGGGCACTTCCCTGAAACTGGTTTCATTTTATATGGGGATGGACACCCTCAAGAACCATAGGGGATGATCTCCTTGAGCAGGATGCTCCCCCACGAGTATGCATTCCAATCCTCCAAAGTGACTTTCATCTGGTCCGTGTCAAAACGAACCGGTGTGTCAAATTGGAAGGTCGCCGTGATGGCCTTACCGGAAGCCGGTATGTGCCCGGAACTGAAAGTGACAAGACCAGTCGTGTAGTCGATAGAGTGGTTGTTATCAAACACGCCGTCAACCCAGACGCTGTCCGTCCCACGGATAGGCTTGAAGATTGGACGCGCCTCCGAGCCAACAACTGTAGTTCCATCCGAGGCATATGTCACGTAGTTCTTGACAAGCTGGAATACAGAAGTCGTTCCATCCCCTGTCCCGATCAAGGTGGTTGTTGCCTGGAAGTCCGACCAGTCCTTGAAGCGGAAGCCGAAGGCCCTCCCCTTAACGCTTCGGAAGAACGCCACAAGCTGGTCAACTTCCTCCTGCGTCTTCACGCCGTGGGAAATGTCCCATACGCACAGGCCGGTTGCCCACTGCTGATTGCGGCATTCCCGGCCATTTTGAAACTGGACGATGGTGGTTTGGTAGGAGGGTCCTCCTACCGCACCATAGCTGATCCCCGGGGGGAACTGGCTTTCGAGGAAGCTAGATGACATTACCCGTTTCTCCGCATCGTCCGGTTGATGGCGTTACCGACTTCGTGCCCTATCTGGCTTTCCGACTTTTTGAAGCTCTGGGCATCAGGCGTCGATACGTTGAGGTATATAGTGTGGCCCCCAGACCCATTACCAGTAGAATACCCGTTTGAGTTCACACCATTCCCACCACGACCACCGGCCAAGGATTGCGGAGACAGTGCATCGTCACGAAGCAGGCCACTGCCCGGGGCCGACAGCGATTGGGCCAAGAGGGCGCTGTCAGACAGATTGAGCACACGTTCGCCACGCTTCGCGATGATCGGCACTTCGTCGCCACTCAGCACCTCACCACCGTCGTGATAGCGCCGAGCCCCACCCCACAGGGAAGAGGACACAGACCGGCTGGAGTTAGTCGGATCACCAACAACACCACCATCATGGTAGGTATAAGGCATGTAGTTAAAGAGTGATCCGCCTTGCTCATAGGCATTGGACCCGCCAATTGGGGTGTAAGGGTTCTGGCCGAAGAAACTCGGCATCCACTGGGCCGTCCGAGCGTCGTTCTGTATGGTCCCGTCCGAGTTCTTTACCAGTGATCCGGGGTTCCATACGAGGTTTCCACTCGTGCTGGTCAGTGCTGCCATGTTCGGGTTCAATGTGTTGTCATTCTGACTGACGTTGGTTGACGTGTACTTGCTGTTATCGATCAGCCCCTGGGAGAGCGTCTTGGCTTTTTCCTCATCGAAGGTATACCCGCCAATGGCATTACCGCTGGCATCCGTCCAGTTGACACTCGTGCTTCCTACGGTCGTCGTCGTGGGCTTCTGAGAGAAAATCAACTGGCGCGCAACACTCAGGGCAAGGCCGATGACCGGGGCTTCCATGCTGCTCATGGCCCCGAGAGCACTGCCCATCATGCTCGACGATGCATCGGCACCCATGTTTCCGAGACTGTCGGTGGCCGCGTTGAAGTCCGGGCTATCCATACCCGCGTTTTGGATCATCTGACCGATAGCATCGTTCTGGGGTGGGGTATACTGGTCCACACTCATTGCGGATGAACTCTGCATATCAGAGGTCGGCCCAATCGGAACGTCGGTGGAAAAGCCGCTGGAGGTGAAGCCGGGGGCATTCGGGGTGGAGGCCGTCTGTGTCGGCAAGAGCGCCGGGAGCGCCAGGGTGTTGGCCCCGTTGTCCGATGACGGCCTCAAGAGGCTGGTGAACCAGTTGCCAAGACCGCCGAAGAGGCCGCCGCTACCAGAGGCGACAGAGCTTGAGCCGCCTGAACCACCGCTTTGGTTGGTGATGTCAACGCCACCGCCTGGGGTGCTTACTGCCGTTCCACCTGTGTCAATGCCCATCGAACTCATAACACCCTTGAAGGCATCCGAGTTCAGCCCTGCGAGGGCCATCTTGTTCATGGCAGTCTGCGCGAAGTTACTGAAGATCGCAGAATAGGCCGATGGCTGTTGTGGCTTCGGGGTGAAGCTAGACGAACTCGTCCACTGGGCGTAAGGGACAGCAGACTGCCACGTCTTCTGGACAGCAGTCTGGCCACCAGTCAGGATTAATTGGGCTCCCTGGTTGAGGTAGTTGCCACCTGTGTTGACGGCTTCGGATGCTTGCGACAGGTCGATGGCGGCACCGTATAGGGCCGCCGCAGAGCCACTGAACGGGCTACCGCCGCTAGATATTGAGGAAGGGACAGAAGAGCCGACAACACCACCATCCGCGAAGGCAGGCAGCATCTCTTTCGGGAAGGTCTTGTTGTTGATCATGTCCAGGATATCTGAGCCGTAATAGCCCGTCGCATCCGCGTTTACCACGTACTCCTGGTTCGACAAGCGGGCCAAGATCGCGTCGTCCTTCGGGCCGCCCGGACCAAAGATCAAACCACCAGTCGCCTTCGCAACGGCGGTACGTGACTGGTCAGTCGCATCCACATAGGGCGTCGGGGAAATGTCACCGTTGTCTCCGATGACGCTCGGCATCACCGGGTTGGCAAGGATGCTGTCGAACGAGCGGGCCGGGCCTGTGTCCGACTTTGTGGCCTGTTGCTTATCCGCAGCCGCAGTGAGCTTGTCGCCGGCCGCCGCAAGTTTGGCCGCCGCAGCATCCATATCGGCCTGCGTCTTCTTCCCCATGTAATCGACGTATTGTCCCTTGGTCAACGTCTCGTCGCGGGGTAGCCCGCTATCCATCTGCAAGTTTCCGGGATGCTCCCGAGTGCTCTGCCCGACGACATTCGAGAACGGGATGCCCGCCTGCTGGTAAGCCTCCTTCAGAGACTGGTTCGGATCACCGGAGGTCAACGTCTGATAGCCGAGCAGGCCCTGGTTATGCATCAGATATTGCTGCTGACCTGTCGGCACCTCACCGTGAGCCCGTTCAAACCAGTCGCGGTCCCCCTGCATCTCTTTCAAGCCGGCGTCAATCTGTTCTTGTGGGGACAAGTTTTGACCACGCGGAGTGCCAAATAGACCACCGTAATTCTTGTTTCCGGCCTTTGAGTTGAACGAGCTTTCCCGCTCGACGGTCGCGAGGGCAACTGTCGGGTCAATGCCGGCCTTACGAGCGGCTGCGGCAACCGTCAGTATCTGGTCATTCGACCCGTCAAGGCTTCCGCCGCTGTGGCCGCCCTGGACGATGGGGTTGCTCATTGCCGTCTTGTCGCCGGGCACACGGTTTTGCCCCTGAGTGGCCGCAGCCATCTGGCGGGTGTATTCCATGATCGACGACAGGTAGTCGGTCTGCTTCAGGGAGTTGGCATTCTGATCAGCGATGTTTTTGAACGGCTGGCTCTTCGCGTCAACGCCCTTACCAAGAGCTTCCCCATTGGCGAGGCTCTTCATCTTATCGAACAGGTCGTGCATCGACGACTTCATCAGGTCTTCGGACATGCTCTTGAGCATGTTCGTGAAGGCCGCACGCGACCCGGACGCCGCAGCCACGGCACCCTTTTCCAGGTGGTCAAAGAGGAAATCCGTCGTTGAGGTCACGTCAGACTGCTCTTTCTTCATTGACTGCAACTGCTCAAGCTGGCTCTTATAGGCGTCAAGCTGACTGTCGCTAAGGGTTACGCCCTTCTGAGCAGCCTGATACTCAAGGTCGAGCAACTGACGAGTAATATCCGCGTTCTTTCCGCGAACATTCATCAGCACTTCCTCTCTCTCAATCTCTTGAGACTTCATGTCTAGGTTACGCTGCATCTCAGCAGACTGAGACGAAAGGTGATTATTGGCTTCGGCAGCAGCCATTGCCTTCATCTGGTCTTCTGTCAGTATCTTTCCTTCGCCCACGCTCTGATTGTACTGGTTCAGAACGTCAGTGGCAATGCGGCGTTGATCGGACGTGAGCTTCATCATGTCCGCGTCTTGGCGCATCTTCTCCATGTGTTTGTCGTAGCTGCCGGTCTCTTCCTTCACGCGGATTTCAGCAGCCTGGATTGCCTCACTCAGTTGGGCCGTGGTGATGCCGTACTTTTTCAGTTCAGCATCACCCATCGCCAGCTTCTCGCTCGCCTTCGCGATAGCCTCTGACAAGTCCTTTTGCTTTTCGATGAAGGGGGCAACCTTCTTAATGGCATCCGCGTATGGGTCCTTCTTTTTGGAGCCGTCATCCGCTTCGTCATCATGACCGGCACCACGGGGCAGTCGAGGGTTGGCCGACAGAAAACTAGGGCGCGTGGCATCCTGGCCTTCCAGGCTGGCCCCCAGTGCAGCCTTCTGATCCTCTTCCTGTTGGAGACGGCGTTGGAACGCATCCTCGCTTTCCTGGCGAGCCGCCTCTTGACGCTTACGGGTTGCTTCCTCCGCAGCAGTCAACGCCCCACCGCTGGCGCCAAGGGCAGCGTCCACCCCACCGATAACCGTGTTGGCAATGACCACACCAGCGTCGTGCAGGTAGTCCGTATTCATGGCCTTAGTGATATCGTCGCCGAGGCTGTCAAACGCCTTACCAATTCCCGTCGTTATAGACTTTCCGAGAGCAAGTCCGGCTGCTTCGTTTGCACCCGCAAAGTCCCCGCTCATGAGTTTACTGATCACCGTACCGAGGTCCATAAACCGTTCTATGATACTGCGAACGACACCTTCAAACAGATTGCATATAGCTGTGGAGGTTGCCAAGAGAACGTCCCAGATAGCCCGCGACGCTCCTATTACCTTGTTTACTACCAATACGGCTGCGTTGACAATCCCTGTTGTCCACAAGTCAATCCATGTAGTGTTTTCTGGCATGTGTATATGTGTTGCCGCTTCAGCCGCAGCTTCAAAAGCTCCAGCCAGCGAAATAACATGCCCGTGTACTTCGACCGTATTATCGCGGACATCCCACAAGGCAGCGGCAGCTATCGCGATGGCCCTGGGCCACGAAAAGAAAGCCAATCCAACTTCCGCGACTTTGGCAACCAGTCCCCCAACCGCAAGCGCAGCAAGTCCAACGCCAATGTCTTCAATGACCTGTGCAATACGGTGATATTGCTCGTAAGCCGCATCCCCCTCTGTGACGATACCTTCCCAGATCAGGAGGATGGCACGGCTACCCTGCAAGATGCCACGGATAGCGTCATTCATTCCGCCGTCGCCAAGCTCAAGAGTGGCTTCGGTGAAGACGGCCTTGAGACGCAGCCAATCGCTTTGCAGGTTGTCGGCATAGGTCTGGCCGATCTTGGCGGCCTCACCGATGGCGTGGTTGGTGCGCTCAAAGGCTTCCGCAAACTTTCCGGTCCCCACTGCGGCCATGACGATGCCGGCAGCGTTCATAGACCACTTGCCGAAGATTTCCTGGAGTTCCTTGGTCCCGGCCCCAGCCGCCTTGAGGTCGCGCATGATGTTCTCAAGGCCGTGGCCCGGGGAAGCAACCTCGCGCGCTTGCACGTCCATCTGGTCCATCGATAGACCCAGGTCCTCAAAAGCCTGTTGGGCCTTCGAGGTTGGGTTGACAAGTGCCGTGAACATGCCGCGCAGGCCCGTACCAGCCGTGCTTGCGCGCACGCCGCCGTTGGCTAGTACCGCAAGGGCAGCGGCGGTTTCGTTGACGGAGATACCCGCTTCAGCCGCCGTGGCACCCACGTACCTGAAGGACACAACCATGTCTGCCATGGTGGCCAGAGAGTGCTTGGTCGTGACAGCCAGCACGTCAGTAACGATGGACACCTTGTCGAGACTGATCGCGTAGTCTCCCATGATCTGGACGAGTTCCTTGGTCGTGTCCTCAAAGGATTGCCCACTCAGTCGGGCTAGGTTGGTCACTGGGATGATTGCGGTAAGCGCCCCTGCCCCGGTGATGCCCGCACGCGCAAGGCTCTCCATGGCGTTCCCAGCTTGAACGGCGCTGTATTCTGTGGTGACACCAATCTGCCGGGCCGCGCTTTCCCAGTCTGCCATTTGCTCTTTGGTGGACATGGTGATGGCTTGAACGTGGGCCATCGCCTCCGACCAGCCCATCAGCCGCTCGACCACGACACCCGCACCCATCAGCGCAACGATACCGGCGATGCCTTCGTGAAGGCCGCTCACCCGGCGGGTGGCGTGCTCAAGAGCGTACCCCAGGTTTTCAGCCTCGTGGGAGGCAACCTTCATAGAAGTGCCGATATCACCACCGCCGGCCGTGGCAACGGTCTGCCGGGCCATGGCGAGATTGACCGAGTTAATGGCCGTTGCAGTTGCGCTCCCAAGGGCGATGATGTCCTTGAAGTGCTTGACCACGGCATCGAGCGCGGTGACATAGCTCCTGGCCGCAGGGGTGCCTTGGGAGAACACCGAGTTGACATCAGCGATCTCGCGCCGAATGACAGCGGTCTCCGCACGGATGTCATTTGCCAGCCGTTGGAAGGCCGCAGGTACGGCAAGCATCGAACCGGTGCTGAGGGCCATCCGGTCCATTGCAACGGCGAGGGCGTCGATGGTAGCGACCGAGCTACCCAGGTTATTGGCAGCGGTACGGATGGAAGAGAACGCCCGCCCAACCGGGGTGATCACGGTGGTCGCCTGAGCGAGACGCTCCATAGCGATGGACATGCGGTCGAGTTCGGTGATGCCTGAGCCCATACCGTTTGCCGCACCCGTGGTCTGTTCGATGGCCCGGCTCACACCGCGCATGGTCGTTTGGAACGCCCGCATCTGGGGCGCAATTCGGGAGGTCGCACCCACCAGGGTCTCAAGGCTTGTGCCGAGACGCGCAATTTCAGTGTTTGCTCCAGCGAGGCCACCGGTCGAAGAGGTCAGACGGGAGATTGCACTGGCCAGCCGGGTCACGCCCGCTGTCCTGGCCTCAAGGGACGTCTGTAGGGCTCCAGACAAGCTGGTCATTGCCCGCGCCGAGCCTTCTAGGCTGGCATTCATCTCTGTTGAAGCCGTCTTGACAGCCGTCATGGTGCGGCTCACGGTCTCCCACTTCGCCACAGTCGTGGTGGCCGCCCGGTCAATAGAAGCAAACCCCTCGGCTGTTGCGTCAAGCTGCTCCTTGAGCGTGTTCGCAATTCTACCGAGGGATTGGAAGTCTGCTCCGAGGTTACGCAGTACCGAGGATGCTTCATTCGTCATCTTCACGACAAAATCAATTGTGTTCACGGCCATCTCACACCCTCCTAGACGCGCATTGCTCTTTTGCGTTTGAGCTTTTCTTTTTCTGCCCGCTCATGATCGCAGTAGTTGATTGCCTGATCGACCACAGAGAACAGAAGCATTAGGCGCCCAGGTTGTGAAAGTAGCCCACCGTCCTCGGGATAGTTTCCCTGCTTATAGGCTCGGTACATTCTGAATACCTCAGTATAGAACTGGGGGTCATCTAGTATGGGTCGCCGGATGCACCGCACAAGCTCGACATCATCAAGAACCATTCGAGGTTGCCGTGCATCCGTATCACACCCTCTGACGACCTTTTGCTGGGCGGTACACTTTGAGCAACTGAACTCAGGGAGAAGTTCATTCGCTATGACCGCCTGTCTCAGTTTTTTGCTTCTGTCTCGGTCACGTCATTGATGCGCGTGATCTCGAAAGCCAACTCGTGAATGTCGAAGATGCCCAACTGAGCCACGAGGGCTGGGTCCGCAACATCGTACTGGCGGGAGCCGAGGGTCTTCTTGACGGTGCGGAACGGCACGTCATTGCCCGCGTCATCCTTGAAGTTCTCGATGCCCTTGAGGCCGAACTGAACGGTCTCAAATTCGACGGCCGAGTTGTTGACTTTGGTCGAAACCCGGGACCGGTCGCCTTCATCGTACTGGATGGTGGCGCTGTTATCGCGAAGATGCCCAATCACACGGCTGTCCAAGACGCCGAGCCTGAAACGGGTGGCCTGCGGAGTGCCCTTGTCCGGGTCCCGGGAAAGCTCGTGGGTTTTGGTGGCCGCGAGCGTGAGTGCCTTAATCGCCATGATACTGCCCCTTTGGAAAGTTGAAACCGGTTTCACGCCGGTTGACAGAGATACAAAAGCCCCGTCAAGTGTTGCACAATATGTGGCTCTTGACAGGGAGGTTGTCAACAACAACGATGCGGCTTACATGAAGAATAGCTGCAATTCGTCGTTGCCATTGTTGCGACGGAACTTAATCGTGTAGTCGTACACCCGGATGCCTTCGCGGTCGGCGTATTTCAGAGCCGACATCTGGGCACGGGGGCCGTACACACCGACGATGTTCCCCGAGGTGTTGCCTGCCTGGACCACAAAGGTCTTCTGCCGGGAGGTGGCGAAGTCATCGAAAGCATTGACATCGCTGTTGTTGGTGCTGACCGTGGTCGCTTCCGGGTTGAACCCACCGCTCGGGTCGCGAGAGGTAATAGTCGAACCGAGATAACCATCGGTCCCGTTGATATCGGGCCTCTGCACCACTTTGTTGGCCATGTCGATGGTCCATTGGGCCGCGACAAGGCTGTTGTTGCCATTCCAGGTGAAGCCAGAGGTCTGGACCACCGGAGGCAGAGTGCTCTCATAGACCGCATTCACCGGCAGGGCAGCATCAATAGGGGTGATGTACTGGCCCACGAAGTCGAACGTGATCTTGGGGTAGGCGCCCGCATCAGCCGACACCTTGTAGGTGCCAATCGCGCCGGTCATCTTGCACAGAACACCGTCGAGATAGATGTAGAGGGTAAGCGACTGGAACAAGGTGCTGACCGGGGAAAGCACCACGCTCTTCGGAACCACCAGCACGAAGTACTGGCTACCCGCAACGAGCGAGCCGGTCCAGGTCGGGGCGACAGTTGCCGTCGAGGTGCCCAGAGTGATCGGGGAGCCAGAGGTGATAGCAGCCGGAGCCGAAGAGGTGTCAGTGGTGTCCAAAGCCGGGTTGGTAGACTGGATTGCGATGGTGGCCGTCCCTGAAGCGCCGCCAGTCATGACGGTGAGCCTATACAGGTTCATACCGGCCCATGTCGGGGCGGTAGCAAGGGTCTCGGCCCAGGCGATCGCAGGCTCGGACGCACTGTTGTCCAGAGACGGCATCGGCGGGTAAACGCACGTAGAACCGGTCAAGGCAGTGGCCGCCATACCGCAGCCCTGAAGCAGAACCGCAATCTTGGGCAGGTTCGCAACAAGGCCGGTTGCGCCGAGGCCGTTACCACGAAGTTCCGTCACGAACGCGCACTTCGCCAACTTGCGGCCGACCAAGTGCGGAATGGTGGACAGATCGTAGTGAACGAACTTGCGCTCCAGGATGTTGGGGTCGAGTTGGTAATCGGGAGCCTCAACGAGTACGGCGTCCACGGTGGGCGACGGGCTCGCGTCAGTTCCGAAGGTGGTCTCCAGCTTGGCCAGGACCACGGCACGTTGCGTCAACATTGGTTGCTCTCCTTGCAACTGGTTTCAAAGTCACTGGCCGACCATCCGACGAGGGTCATCCCAACGGTGTCTGTAGCGTATCTCCCAGAAGGCGATGCCACCCACTATATGGATGCCGCCATGTTCAGGATCAAGCTCGTTTGAAAGTTCTGTCACATTAAGTGACTTCGCGTCGCAGGTGATGTCGCTACGCATCGCCAGTTGGATGTCAGATAGCACCCTGTTTGCTTCCGTGAGCGGATCGTCACCAAGCTGCAAGCGGTAACGGAACTCGGTTGTCACCATTAGGAAGCAGTCCTGATAGAGCATTACCTGCTTCTTCTTTTCTTTGAGGTCAATAATCGAAATTTCACAGTTCATCAATTGGTCTTGGCCTCTGAATGGGAAGCGTGATACCACGTCGAAGGCGGTGGAGTATGTCTGCTCACCGACTACAACACCCGGGGCAACACCTTGGAACACTGCGACAAGGTATTCCATAATGTCCTCGCGGACTGAGATTACGCTTGCCATTACATTCTCCACTTTCCCATTGCTTCGTCGATCTGTTCGATCAGCCTAGCCTGAAAGAAACCAAGCTCTTCGGTAAGGGCTTCGGACATACCAAGCCTTGGTGGTCTTGGAGCGTCTGTCTTGAGCAAATACAGTGGAACAATCGAGTTACCGCGCTTTTGAAAAATAATCAAGTTTCCGCGTTTAGACATTCGGATGAAGGTGTTGTACCAAGCCCGGGGGCTGGGATAGATCGGAACACCACGGCTATCCATCGCTGCCGGAAGTGGGATCACCATGTACTTGCCCTTGGGCTTTGGCTCCGCGCCAAACTCATGCCAGGATAGGCCGCCCGCACTAATCACGCCAACGATGCTCTCAATGGTCGCACCGCCCATCACTTCGATGCTTTCAAGGACCGACCGAAGCCCACTTCCCGTCTTGGAGAACAGGTTCGGCTGGCTTCCGTCCGGGATGCCGCTCCACTGCTCGCCGTGCCGGGCGGCTATCTTGGCAGCAACTTCACGGAGGGCCGAAGCCAGGGCCGCTTTGATACCCGATGCTGCGCTGTCCATTGCTGAGATCAGCCCTTCATCAACACCGTTAAAGGCGTCCTCGAAGTCCTCGTATTCCTTCTTTCCGATCTTCACGGTGAAGACGAACATTAGCCGCGTCCCTTCGCAATCCTGGCGTAGTCCTTGAGAAGCATGGCGGCCTCATTGCACACCCCGGAATTTTTCTCGAAGTCGGCTGTACCTGCGTGGAAACCCTTGTTACCTGGGGAGCCCATCGTGCGGTCTTGGCTGATACCGATGTTGTCCGGGTTGTTGCGGGTCCATAGGAACAGCGTCTGGAGGGCCGTAGCCATCGTGATGTCGCTGTCCACCATGAGGTAGGTGTTGGCCGGGTCTGGCTGGTAGCCGCCGCTGTAGGTCACTTGGAGCGCCCTGTTGGTCTTGGGCAAGCCACGCATGAGGATGACCTTGGGCCACTTGTTGGCCTTCCCTGGCTCAATCTGATAGTCCGGGATGCAAATACCGTTGGCTCCCGGAACGCCATTTAGGACGGTCTGGGTGCCAAAGACGAAATAAGGGTCAAAGTTCACGATGATTGGTTGCGTCATGTCTATGGGTGTCAGGGTCAGGTACAGTGACTGGGGCCGACCGACATACATGAAACCGGTTGCAGGGATGCAGCTACTGGCGAAGTCGGGAACCCGGTGGATGGTCTGCTTGGTGTCAAAGGCTTCAACGAAATTCGACTGGTAAGTAAAGTCACGACGGCAATAGCTTTCAATCTGCTTGGATGCGATCAGCATCAAGGACATGATCTTGGCATCATAGGTGCTCACGCCGTCCCGGACCGGGAGCCATTGCTTCACATCAGACATCTGGCAGAACGGAAGCTGAGACATAGCGTGATCTCCTTAGAGTAAAACGGGAGAAGGAGGGGCATCCCTTCTCCCGCCACACGTCCCGACTGCTGGCCCGAGGGCCTCGCACAGGGCGTGTTACCGGTTCCGAACCTTGGGCGCCGGGACTACCGGAGCGGAGGGATCAAAGACTTCAAAGGTGAACTTCTGGATTGGCTTGAGGTTGCGCTCGACCTTGATCATGTCGATTGCATCCCGTTCAAGCGTCTCTTTCGTCACCTGATCGACTTCCTTCGGGGTTCCGACGGTAAAGATGGTGTTTCCGAGGTAGTAGACCTGCCCCCGGACTAGGGTCGCTTTGTAGCGAGGAGCGGCTTCGTCGGCCATGACACACTTCCTTCTAGTTACCGGGGTTAAGATTTAAGGCCCCAGTGTTGTGTTTACTTGCTGATCAGGACCACCGGGCCGTTCACACGGGCCACAGCAGCGTTGATGACAGCAGCAACAGTGGCAATGTTGTTGGCCCAGTTCGCCAGGATGGCGTCCAGGGTCACTTTGGACTGGCCGGTCGCCACACCCGACAAGGTGACGGTGATCGCACCGGTCGCAGCCGGGGTCGCGGTGTACTCAAAAGCCAGGGGCTTCAGGTTTGCGAGCGGCAGGACGAGGTCCAAGTTCTTGGCGAGGGCGGCAAAGCTCTCGTCGATGGCCGTAACCACCGGCTGAACAGTTGCAGCAGTCGGGCCAGTGGCCGCACCGGAACCAGTGTTGCCAACCGAAGCCAGGGTCACACTTACCGAACCGGCGCCCGTGTAGGCAACGGCACGGTTGAGGTCAAACTTGGCAAGCAGCTTGGCCGCTTCAGCATCCAACGAAGCAAGGGCGTTGACCACAACACCGATTTTGGTGTTCAGGGTCGCGACGGTCGGACCATTGGTGGTTGCGGTCAACAGGGCATCGGCGGGCAGCACAGGGCTTGCGACGATGGTGCTATAGACGCTGGCGGTGCCGCCCGAGCTATCCGTCAGACCCGTGAGCTGTCCCACGACCTGATTGATGTTGTAAGCCAGGGTCGCGACGTTGTTGGCCGCAGTAGCCAGCCAAGTCGTGACATCCGACTGACGCAAGCCCGCCGTAGCACTGGTGGCCGTCGCAGCAACCGGAAGCGAGGCGCCCGGGATGCTGGTGTACTGCGAACCGAACGAGGTCGGAACCGGCTTCACAAGGCTGTTGCCGGTCGCAACGTCGATACCATTCACCAGACCAACAAGGCCGATGAAGGCAGTATTGTACGCAGCGGTGACGGTCAGAAGGCCAGAGGCCGTGGGGGCCGCGCCGGAGATCGCGGTAGCGGTCAGGTCGAGGGCGGGAACGGTGCCGGTAGCAGTGCCGCCGCCATCCCAAACTTCAACCGGAGCGCCGACTGCCAGGGCAACCGAACGAGCCTTGGTTGCGACTTCACCCAACGCATTCTTGAGCTTCGCGAGGGAAGCCGCAAAAGCGGTTGCGTCGGCCAGGGTGGATCCAGAAGCAAGGAAGTCAGCAAAGGTGGGCAGGAGATTGACAGACTGCGGGAAGCTCACGGAGCCGCCGCTGCTGTCGGTAAGGGCAGAAAGGTTACGGGCAACGTCGCGGGCGTGTTGCTGGGCGTCACGCACCGCAAGCAAGCTGGCCGGCTCTCCGTTCTGGTTCATACCGATCTGGTCGGTCTTGGTGAACTTGATGCTCATCACTCTATCCTCTGGCTGTAGTGTAGCAGCCATTTCTGACTGCTACACTATGTGTGGTGCCGGTGGTCAGATTACACGGCCGAACCAATGTTCACGGCCATCGCACACGCATCTTCCTGCTCGATTTGCAGAGCGATACGGGCGGTCATAACCACGACCACTTCACGCGACCGAATGTTGCGGTCAGTTTCGATCCGCACATCCCGCTGAATACCAAACAGGATGTTCTGGGGGTTGGTCAGGATGCCCTGGGTAACAGGCATCAAGGCCGCGCCGACCAGCGGGACGCCGAGCACCTTGAGCGGGGCATTGCCGGTCAGGGTGTCGTCGCCCAGCGTACCGATGCGGGAGGCAACCTGGACGCGGTAATCGCTCTCGGTGTCCATGGAGAAGAACCACCGCATGACGCCGAGGTTACGGCGGTACTTGGTGGGCAGGCTCTTCTTCAGGTTGTTGAAAAGGCCAACAGAGATCGGCTGGCCGTTCGCGTTCACCACGTTCGAGGAGATACGGGTCAGGACCCCTGTCTGCAACGACAGGTAGGGGTCGGCGCTGTTGGTGCCGCCCAGGATCAGCAACTCTTCCAGGTCAAGCGCCGCACGCTCGGCGATCAACTGGAGCAAGGTGTTGGTGATGTCGCCACGCTCGATGTTGTCCTCGATCACCTCGTAGGGGATACGAATTTCGGCGATGACTTCCGAAGTCTGGAGTTCGATGCGCTCCAGGGTCGGGATTGCACGCTGGTTAGCAGCGACATAACGGCTGTTGTTGCCATCATTGCTGTCAACAGACAGGTCAGAGTTCAGACCGGCGCCACCGAGTTCGTTGGCAGCGGTAAGGATGCGCGAACCAAAACCGATCTTGTTGACATACATGATCGGGGCGTTCATCGGAACGAAACGCACTTGGTTCAACAGGGTCGGGGTGTCAAGCAACAGACGGACGAAAGTATCCGACTGTTCCGGCATCAGAATACCACCGTTGCTGTTCAGATCAGCGAGGGCGATATCCGCCTTACGGGAGAGGTCACGGGCCATTTTAACATGCTCCTTGTTAGGTGGTGTATCCGGCAACTACGCTCGGACCACGGTTACTTTTTGCGGGAGAGGGTTGCCGGGGGTTGCCCAAACTGAGAACGGATACGGAGGTCGCGAACGAAGTCCGAAGCAGAAGCAGGCGCATCTTCCTTTTTGGCGGAAACCGCCTCGTCACCAGCCTGTGCGCCACGCTGGACGATGACGTTCACAGCTTCAGCCGCCGCCTTGACTTCCTGGATTTTGGCGTCGGTGTCGGCTTTCTGACTTGAAACCAGTTGCAGAGCGGTATCGAGTTTGGCGCTCAGGTCCGAAACGGCCTTGAGAACGACAATGGTGTCGTTCGACTGGTCGTTGAAAACCTTGCTCTGGAAGGCGTCGAGGTCGGACTTGGCACGCTTGGCGGAACGGGCACCGTCAAACACCTGACCCATCTTGGTCACGAGATCGGCGTACTCGCCGGCTGCCTTCTTCACGCCCTCATAATCACCCTTGGCAACACACGCCTTGGTTACATCATGAAGGGAGCGGGTAAGACCGTGGAGGTCCGGGTGAGCACCATCCGCTTTGCTTTCCAGCGCATCGGAGAAGGCAGTTGGCTTGGCCATCCTTTCCGACCAATCGTCGAACTTTTTGCCAATCTTCGAGGGGGCACCCCGAGAAGGAATGGCAGCGCCGGTAGCATCCTGCGGGCCGGTTGAACCGGGGGTCGCAATCACGGACGGGCCGCCCCGAGTACCGATGCCCTCACCCGTTCCGTCGTTACCAGTCGTGGCCGGGTGGGGGACACTTGCACCAGACGGCAAGCCTTCGCCCGTACCGTCTTCCGGGTTGTCGCTGGACGATTGGGTAACAGCACCCGCTTCGCCACCGCTATTCGGCACACCCATTTCAGCCGCCTCCGCGTCAGCATCGGCGGGCTTGTTACGCAGCTTGTTGCCAGCGGCTTTCGCTGCGGCGGCCTGCTCTTCGTCCTTTTTGCTCACTTTCCAGTCCTCCGGGAGTTTAGCGGTCAGGCCGAGGGACCGTGCCCGCAAGATAATGTGACGCTTTGCCGCCGCCGGGTTTTTGGCACGGCCAATCGCCCGGACAGCATTTTCGAGATCGGAACCGTTTTCGATGGGGAATGAGCCATCAGGCATAGCCGCGCCTGAACTGGCGTCGGTTGCACGTTCGGCAGCCGTGAAGTCACGTTTCACACGCTCTGCGGGCTCATCTTCCTTGGTACGAACGGGTGTTGCGGACGTGATCATGGAGGGCGTGTTGCCCGCGATGTCCGGGTTGGGAGCTTTGTTGGTGATGACGGTCACGACCACGCCACCGCTCAAGGCAATCTCACGGGAGCCCGCAGGGGCTTCACCGGGCTGGTCATTGCCACCAACAGCATCGGCTGCTTTCACACGGATGTAATCCGCACCAGCGATAATCGCATAGTCGGAGTAACCACCGTCATCCATGAAAGCCTTCACTGTCGCGGTGGTGAAGCTGGCGGCCGGGAACGCAAAGCCCACAACGGAAGCCCCCTCCCCCTTCAAGACGATCATGGCGAGTTCATCCTTCACGGCAGACTTGAGGGCACGGAACGGCGTCTGGTTCGCCCCGACCTTGACCAGCGAAATGAAACGCGGGTCCGGGTCAGTCTGAGCGACTGCGACTGCCTTAAAGGTCCGGGGGATCGGTCGCATCACATGGTCCTCAGATGAAGAAACGATGACTATGACCGTAATCGGTCGTAGTCCGCGAAGAGCAAACGATCTGGTGATCATGCTCGGTGACTATTTCGGTCTTGCCATAGACGATCTTTCCAGCCTCATTTACCTGGGCGAAAAAGATATGAGCGTGCCCATCAGTTTCCTCAGTAAGCCCGACATGATCCCGGGTGACGAGGTATTCGACGGCATGTGGAACTAGGGTGACGTAGCATTCATATGAGAAACCGTTGATCTCACCATCGACGATCTGCTTCCAGAGGTCCTTGTCCGGGACCTTGATTGTGACCACCCACGAGCCTTCCGGGTATTCCGGGTTTCCGCGAGCGATGTAGCTCTCGACCGGGTAGGACCCGTTGAGGACATTGTTGTGTTGGGTATCAACGCACTTGGATAGGTCGATCTGTAGGAAGCGATGGGCGGCCAGTTCAAGGTCTTCGGGAAGCATGAACTCGCCAGTCGTGTCGATAACCATCGGCGCATACACCATGCCAGTGACAAGCTGTTTAGCTTGGTCAACTGACTTGATTGCAAACGTGATGTTCCGACGCTCTGACATAGCCCCGTCCCTGAAACCAGTTTCAAATTGACGCCTTAACCTCTTCGAGGTGGGTGCGGCAATCTGCGTGAAACGGCGGGACCATTACCCCTGCGGCTACAAGCTGCTGAACCGACATGGGTTCAAGCGTTTCAGCCCGGAGCCAGGGTGTTACGGTCGTTGCCGCTGTTGGGATTTGAGGGTTTGAAGCTCTTTCGATCAACCGAAGGGCATCGGAGACGAAAAACTCTGTGCCGTTGAGTGCGCGGCAGATGTCGCTCGTTCGGTTGTCGATGACCGCGACGAGCCGGAATACCCGGACACCTCGTGCCTGGATGGCTGTCAGGAAGCCGTAATTGTAGCTGCGCTGGGCCGCCACGTTGGCCATGATCGCCATGTAAGCTGTAACATAGGATGGATTGGCTAGAAGTTCAAGCACCTTTCTTGTATCTGTTACCTTCTGGACAATTTTTTCGTCGAACACTACCTCAAGCTCCTTGCGGACCTTCGGGGCGACAAAGCGGTAAAAGAACTCACGGAGGTAGAACCCCAGGCTCTCCCAAAGGCCGTCCTGAACCATGAGGCGGCTATGTGACGCGACGTAGCTGCTATCAAGGTTCTGCCCCTTGCTCCCCTTGTCGAAGCCTGCCTTCATGATCTCAGCTATCCGGGCCTTGGTCTCCTTCTTCACGTCCTGGTCTAAGACCCTCATGCCATCAATGGCAGCATCCAATTCGTTGATTGCGCGCGTGACATCTGGACGACTGTAGTTCATCTCGAAGCGAAACTTCGCCAAGGAGGTCTGCATCCGGTCCCAGTAGTCTTGCAGGAAGATGGCAGTTAGTTCGGCCTCGTAGCCCCGGAGCCACGGTGAACCGTGCTCATCCCGGGTGTTGGCAGCTTCCTCAATCTCCCCCTCATCCGGGACTTCCCCACCCTTCTGACGGATCAGGGTATCGAGACGCGCCAGCATGCCGATGCAATCAAGTTCGGTCAGAAGAGCATCAAAAGAGTGCTGGTCCCCCCACGGCTGTAGGAGGGCCAACGTCTCAAGACTGAGGAGGGCGGTTTCCACTGTCGTGCCCCTTTGCATCACGGCCCTGGCGGTCCATCTTGGATGCTATTGCCCGAAACTCACGGATGGTTCGCCGCATCGCGTGAAGGGCGTCGAGAGTGGTGTCCTCCTTCGGTGAGGACGGTCGGGGTTGCTGCTTGGCATCAGCCGGCGTGCCACCGCCCGCATCGGGCTGGGCAAGCTCGGGGTCGTTCACGTCGTCGAAGCCGATCAGCGTGCCATTGGTTGCAAACTCGACAAGCAACTGCATCGGCACGTCGCCCCATGGTTGGTCGATGGTGTCGATGTGCATATCAAAGCTCTCGTTGTAGAGCCTGATTGCAGTGTTGGGGGTCAAGGCGCCAACCTTGTCGAAGACGTTGATGGCATTCACTACGTCATCGGGATCAACCATTCGAGGGGGATTGGAACGGAAGCGCCAAAACTGGGGCTGATAGGTGGTGAGTATTTGGTTGTTCCACACGTCATCCATTTTGGTGCGCTCGGGGGCGAACACCTGACTTTCGGCGATCTCGAAGCTGACCTTGGCGGTTGCATAGGTGTAGTCATTTGCCTCACCCAGCAGCACAGGAGGAAGCCGAAAGCTAGAGCGTATACGCATCCGACCATTTTTATCGAACTCCTGGAACATCGCGTCCTGTTGTCGCTCACCTTGCAGCATCTTCAACTCAACCTTCGGGGTCGGCACGGTGCCGGTCTCAGACGCTCCGGTCATGTCCCCGAGGGCTTCCAACACGAGGACCCGGTTCATTGCGCCGCGCCCACGCACCACGCTGAAGTGCTCTTCAATTTCCTGAACTGTCTCGTCGGTCAACTGGCCGCCACTGACCAGCAGGGCCATCGCCGGAATGGCGTTCTCTTGGAAGAAGTCCAGGTTCACCAGTTCGGCCTGCCGGGTGCCCAGCACGGAAGGCATGTTGGCAACCCAAGGCGGGACACCATACATGCTAAACGGGGTGTAGAACTTGAGGTGGATGATCTCGGTGGCGCAATCTTCCGGGGCCAACCCATCATTGGGCATGCCATTTTGGGGGTTGATCTTGCGCGGGTCGTTGAACTCCTTAAAGAACACCCGCTCGATGCCGTACATCTGGACGAACCGATGGAACCGACGCGACAAGCGCGCAGTAGCCTTGGGGTTCCCGTCACGGGGCATCGGGTAAGTGAAGGTGGTGTGCTCTTTGTCCGGCCCGGTGACGCGCATCATGTAGGCAGGAATGTGATTGACGGAGACGATACGCCCGTCCTTACCCCGGCCAATTTCGATGAATGCGTTGCCGACAGTCCAATAGTCCTCGCGGATACGCTCACGCAAGGTCTGGAAGGTCATATCATAGGTGGGGTGGTCGAGCAGGTCTTGCAGGACAGCCTTTTCCTTGACTGCTGCCGGGCAGGAGTGCTGACCACTCGGCCCGATGTACTCCATGGTGTAACCGTGGCCGTCGCAATTTGTGACGATAGCCCGAATACAACTCAAGAGGATGGAGTTCTCGTAGGGGACACGCATAAGCGTGTTAAACGAGTATGGCGGCTGCCTTACAACCCATTTAGTACCTGGGACACCCGTCTGCCCGCCAGCGTAGTAAAGGTCGAAAGGATCATCCATGCTTTGCGATGCCACGAACTCCTTCAGAGCCCTGACATGGACATCAGTCGTCTCGGGGACACCCTTCCGGCGCTTGCGGCCGGTGGTCGCACGATTGGACGCTGGACGCGCTTTTATGGTGACAGACATACCAATCCCCAATGGGCCAGAGGTGGGTCATTGAGGATTTTGCAACTGGTTTCAGACCTGGGTGACTTCGCCCCTATCTGTAAACTTACCCCGGCCATCACTGTCGGGATAATCCTTCGGAGAAGCGCCCGGGTGGGCAGACAGCCACGATCGGAAGTGCTGATCTAAAAGATAGTAGGTTACATCTTCATTTGCAAGGGTTGGATGGGGCATTTCGATAGTTCGTACAGGCCAGCCCAGTTTGCGAAGCTCGCTCACCCTAGCAGCAAGGGTGGGAAGGTTGAGACGATAGAATGCCTCAACTGGCCCAACCTGATCCCCAATTAATAGAAGTCTGAGGAGCAGGCGCCCTTTCGTGCCTTTAGGGGGAGCGAACTTTGCGAGATCATTCACCTTCAGGCCCATCCCTCAAGAACAGAGCCATCAGACTGCACAGTGATCCTTGACCGCTTTCCGTTTATAGCGCCCTCCATACGAACCGCGCTATACCGCCTCCGCTCACCACCGGGAACATTAATCCGGTATCCCCTACGGTAGAACTCATTAACCTTTTTCACAAGCGGGTGTGCTTCGATGTCAAGAAATTCAAGCACGTCTGGGTTGATGACAATTGGACCCACCTTTGGCTCAGGCAGCGGTCCTTTGAAGAAGGATGTCATCACGGCCAGGAAATCTTGGGTGATCTTACGAAGGTGGGATGGGTTGCACCCTGTGACGTGGATATATGCAACGCGGTCACGCATTACATCTTTCTCCACATCTTTAAGTTCGGTTAGGTGCTCCACCGTGAATGTGGAGGCGGGAGGTGTCCGCTTCAGTGGCTGCAATTGCCCAGCGGGAGTATATTCGAGCATCGGGAAGTCCTCTTCATTGAGTTTTGTCGATCAGGCTATGGGCGCTTGCCGCCCCAAATCCGGCCTAACCATACCACTTCCTTGAGGTTCGTCAATCACTTTTCGTAGCATTCTGTTGCATTTTGCCTCACCTGAGTACATCACGCACCCGCTAACCTTACGAATAGGGGGCGCCCTGCTTGGGGTCCACCAAGTAGTTCATAATGTATACTTTGATTTCAGCGAACACGCCGTTAGTCGAGACGGCCCATTCCCTCATGCCATGTTACATAATGACCCACAAACGTAAATGAGGCCGCTTGCTTATTATACCGCCACACTGCGTAGTCCTTCCGCCCACTTGCTATGTCTCTGTAAACACACCCCAACAAGCCCTTGAAGCTGGACCTGCCATCAGGCTCACGCAAATGAGCCGTGTTGTGTGCGAATACCAGGGAACCGGCAGGCCATTGCGTTGGCTGTTCCGGTACAAAAACAGAAGGCTTGGCACTTGCGGACGGTGCTGGCCGGTCTCTCATGGTATCCTCCAAAGGGTAAAGGGGGCCGAAGCCCCCTCCCCGTCAAGCTGCGATCTGTTGTTCACACGACCGCCATTCATTGACAAGCCGCGACCCGCGTTGGCAGGTTTCGAGGCTGCTGCCCTTGCGTTTCTTGTAAACAACGAGCTGGCCGTTGACTTCGACGCGGAGGACATCGTGGTATCCGGCGTTCGGCAGGATCGTACCAACGCGGCCTACCCAATTTGAGAACGCCTGGACTTCCGAGTGCTTCAACGATTTCATTGCATCCCTCGTTTTGAAACTGGTTTCAGTTAGACCTTGTGGTGCTCGAACACGACGGCGTAGTTGGCGTTGAGCTTCGCCTCGTCCTCCTCGTCGTCATACTCAAAGTGGGCATCAGCATACAGGTCCGGGAACCGATTATGGACCTGCTTGAAGATGTCGTGGAACAACACCCGTATCTCTTCCTCAGCACCACGGCTGGTCCGCTGTTGGATAACGAACCGGATAGTGCGGTGGTTTGCCGTCCACACCAAGCAGGTTGCAACGCCAGCCGGGGCAAGCCGACGCATTGCCGAGGTCACCTTTTTTTTGGCCGTGAACGACTTCGAGTGGTCAAGCCGAAGCAGACCAGCCATGGTCAACTGATTGTCCTCAGCGGCAGCAACCTCGTCATTGAAGATGGTCAACATCATCAGGACGCGCTCGGACACCCAGCATACCTTCATCTCTTCGGGGGTCAGCTTGTTGAAGGCGTCGGGGCCGAAGTGGCCACCCCCTTCCGCGCTTGGGCGATACCACACCGGGTTGCCTTCCGTGTCGAACATAATCTCGCCGGGGGCTAGAAGTTCAAGTGGTGGAATGCTGTCGTACAAGTGTTCGATCTCCTCCACCTCGAATGCGCTTGGATAGTACATCCCGAGGTCGGTCAGACGGACAAACCTCATACTCTCCTGACTGATTGCCACACCTTGACGATGACGCACCAGTTCGTGTGTGAGAATGCGAGACACGTTCGCCAGCCCGAAGTTCACGGTGGCGTGTTCAAGCACTGACCCGTGAGCCGAAGCGATCACGTTGGCCATGTACTCGGAACTGTCCGCACGGATGGACTTTACGTTGGGATTGAGCCCAACATGGAAGGACTTGTAACAGGTCCGTCCAGCTACCTCGGCCATAAACTGGCCCGGTGGGATGCTGTGATTGATCGGGAACGCGGAAGCTCCAAGTTCGTCAAGGAAGTCACGCATCCCGGGAACGACGATTGTCGTCTCCCCGATGATGAACGCACGCGGCTGAACCAACTTCATTGGGGTTGCTCCATGGACTGGACGGTTTTGGCAACAACTTGACCCACCAGCAGGACGGGCCAAAGACAAGCGAGAACCCAGACCAGGAGCGTGGCATACATACAGCCACGGCGATACTCTGCCCACAAGAGCATCCCATCGTTCCCCCGGCGCGTAAGGAAGTAGAGCATGATGGTTTGGCGACCCGCAACGAGGTAGCTGACTGCGGCAACGACTGCGAGTGTTCCGGTCACGTTATCCATACCCTAACCCCCTTTTGCCCTTGTTTCCGTGCGCCGCGCCTATTCTCAAGAGCGGCTCGCCTTTTAGCTGGCGTTCGATAGCCTACTTATGGCACGGTCCCGAGGCACCTGATACGCCTAACGACGCCTAACCGAAATAGTTAAGAAAGATACAATTTTAGGAACATGGAGGGTAAAATGATCCGTCTCGATGTGAGTACCTTCGGACTTGCCTCTTCAATCGTTGCTATAGCCTGCGGTCTAGTGCTCCTGACCCTATGTGCATATAAGAAGGGGGCACAAGGTTTTCTACTGTTTGCTGCGCACGACCTCCTTTATGGCGTCGGCCTGATCATAGTTCTTACAAAGGGGTCGATATACCATGTGAACCAGGGCTTCGTCGGGAACACCATAGTTATTATCGCATCAGCGTTTCTCCATGCAGGAGTTTTGTGGCTATGCGGTCGGCGGATGTTTTATGTCATGTATCCCATCGTAATTGGGTGGTTTGCGGCGTTTTATTACCAGTTCGGATTTGAACCACAAGACATAGCTACTCGTATCACTATTTTATGCGTCGCTCATTTCTTTTTTCTAGGCACCGCAAACTACTTTTTGATTGCCACTCGAATTAGAAGAGGGGCGTATGGGGTGGGACTTAGTATGATTATACTTGCAGTCACTTTGACTACTCTAGTCGTTATTGTTCGTGGCGTCTATGTTCAACTTGTGCCCATACCGGACATATCCTACTACGAGCAAGGGGGTGTCTTGGCTTTCTATTACGCACTAACTACCATATGCCGCATAATCTTAACGCTGGCCCTGATCATAATTTTGAATGAGGCAACAGAAGACCGACTTCTCTCCCGCATCAAAGCTGCAACAGGAGAGCTTATCAAGGAAAAGGAAAAGGCCATCCTTGAGGCTACCTACCGCCGTCAGTTTTTTGCCGCTGGTGCCCATGACCTTCGCCAACCTGCACACGCCCTCCGGTTGCTCATTACAGCAATAGAGCTTGACCTTGAACAAGACGGGGAGAATGTGGGCGACCTACTCAATGAGGCAAGGGTATCATCAGATCGAATGTCAAAGCTGCTTGACGACTTCCTCGACATCAACCGGTATGAATTTGGAAGCGCCCTATGGCCCCGGGAACCGCACCCGCTCGCCATGATCTTCATCCGCCTCTCAGATCAGTTCACACGGCACGCCAGTGCCAACGACTGCCGGCTTGAGATCGTCATCCCCGTAAGTGTAACGATCGTTACGAACGCAGACATCCTATACCGCACTCTTTCAAATCTTGTATCAAATGCCATTAAATTCTCACGGGGTGGGACAGTTCTTGTAGGGTGCCGTCACCGGGGCAATGAGATTGAGATACAAGTTTTAGACAACGGCATCGGAATTGCCCCTGATAAGCTAGACGCCATATTTGACCCATTTGTTCAGTTGAATAACAAAGCTCGCCAGGGTGAGAAGGGGTCTGGTTTAGGACTTGTAATAGCACGGAAAACGGCGCAAGTTCTGGGAACTGACATCAAGCTAACCTCGACACAGGGCAAGGGGTCGGTATTCTCGCTTCGACTACCTCTTGTGAAATAGAAGGGGCCATCATGGAAGACCTGGACCCACTCTCCGATATCAAGGCGTTCCGAAAGGCAACAGGGCTGTCACAGTTTGACCTTGCCAACTTCCTCGGAGTCAACCAAAAGACGGTCTCCCGATGGGAACGTGGCGTTGATGCCCCGAGCACTGAGGCGCTATCCAGAATGCGGTTGATGATGGGGGGAAGCTCAAACCCGGAATGGATGACCGTATTTTCGGCAATCCAGAACTCACCGGTTGGCCTTGCTCTGGTTGATAACAATGGCCGGGTTTTGATGTCATCAGCGGGCTACCACTGTTCAACACCAATAGCTCCAGATGTCTTGACGGCTATTCCAACGGTCCTGGTGATTGACGATGATCGGGCAATCCTAAAGGCAACCCGGGCGGTAATCGGCCACTGGAACCTGCCTACAATTGGGGCGTCTGACGGCGAAGAGGCCCTTCGCATTACCACCGAGAGGCCCGGACTGGCCATCATCGACTTCTCACTCCCAGGGGAGCTAGACGGTGTTGACACGGCGGTAAGACTGAGGAAGGTCTACCCTGATATGCCTGTCCTCATGATCTCCGGTGAGATCACCCTGGCCCGGAAGCAGAAGATGCAAGATGCTCGCTTTCCGCTACTTCCTAAGCCAGTCGATCCAGCACAACTAAAAGTAACCATCCAGTCTCTTCTTCCGGCGGCACTAGCCTACACCGGTTGACCCGAAGCCCCCTACCCCACGTTCGGTAGCCGTTTTCATCCCAAAGGAAAAGACGACTTGCTGAACCGGACAGAAGACAATCTGGGCAATGCGATCACCGTGGTTTACCATGAACTGGTTGTGGCCCGCATTGTAGAGAATGACCCCAACAACTCCCCGATAATCACTGTCGATGGTCCCAGGCGTGTTCAGGACCGTGATGCCCTTGTTGTGGGCAAGCCCGCTCCTTGGACGAACCTGACCCTCATAACCTTCCGGTATTTCGAGGGTCACACCAGTCGAGATCGTCCGACGTTCTCCCGGTGCGAATGCCAGCCCACCATCAGGAAGGTAAGCCCGAAGGTCGGCACCAGCCGCGCCTAACGTGGCATAGGCCGGGGGTGAAGCACCCTCGGCCATGGAAATACCGACGATCATACCGGGGCTCCAATCTTCACGGCCAGTTCCTGGTAGTGAGAAAGGTGTGGTGCAATTAACCCGGCAACTTTCTTGGCTTCGGCCCATGAAGCGCACCAGCGATACCGGATATCCATCGGGACACCCTGCCGGTTGATGCGCTCATTGCTCACCTTCTTCTCGGTGATATGACCGCAGCCAAAGAATTCCATCGCCAGCTTGGCAACGCTTTCATAGTAGGTCACGAACGAGACGCTCGGCATCGGGCGCCCCTTCGTTTCGATCAGGCTCACGTAACCGGAGTTGTCCACCACTCCGGCGAAGTAAGCAGCAAGGTTGCGGTCCATTTTGTGCTCCACTGATTTGAGGCTTCGCCATTGCCCATTAGATGGTGTGACTTGCCGTTTGGCTCAACATATAATGCCGTGTTGCAACCGGTTTCATTTTGGCTCACGCAGGCACATCGGGCTTTTGACGTTTCACCCGCTTCGAGGTGTCAGACAGCACCACGGATGGGTCCTCGGCACTGACGAGCTTACACAGCATGTGGTTTTCATCACGCTCAAACGTGATTTCGACGAACGGGATATCGCCGCGCATTGCCTCGAACTCCAGCATCTGCGTGCTGTCGAGGGGACACCACCAACACTCGACACCCCACACTTCGCCGCCCCGGTCCAGGACGATCTTGGGGTTGAGACGGACGCACTCGGCAAACGCCTCATATGCGGCCCGAAGAGCATCGTCGGGATCATTTCCGAGCGCCTTAATTGCATCGTCTGTGCTGCCGGGTGCTAACCACGGCATCGTCTGGTAGCCGGCGAAGGTGCCCTCCCCCAACGACAGACAAACAGTCTCACCCCCCATCTCGACAAAGCCGATGATTGCAAAGACGCGGGTGCCTATTGCCGGCCCCTTGTTCATCTCGATGCTGGCCGTCTCAATGAAGCTACGGATGCCTTCGATGATAAACTCACGGCGCTGTGTCTTCGGCAACTCGGCGAAGGCGGCCTTAATCAGTTCACGCTTACTCATTGTCTGCCCCACTGTTTCCTGGCTTCGGCATCGTGCGGAGCCACTCCTTGTAGATGAACTTGATGATGCACTTGCAGAGATACCGGAGGGCACCATTGTGTGCCCGCTTCAAACGCCACCCGCGCTCCAGGTACTCGGCTTTCTTCCTGTCATAGAGCAGCCGCCACTCACCAGCCGGGTGGTGTCCGTGCTTCACGTCAGTCCAGTTGCTGTCTTTGATGAAGACGCTTCGGCTGAAATAGAAGGCTTGCCGGCGGCGGCGTGGACTGAAGCCGTGGTCGAGGGCGGCGGGTCCGCGTACCCGACGTTGCCTTGTCCCATCAGGCATAACCGCAAGGCCCATACGTGCCCACAGGGCGGCCACTGAGGGGTAGTTCCAAAGGTCGCCACATTCCCCTATCAACCGTGCCATCTCGCACGGGCCGAAGCCTGAGAGCCCTCTGAGGGCATCATAGACGGGAAGCTGTTCGCATAGGGTAGCGAAGCCGTCCCCCTTTGCCCGGATCATGGTGTCGGCCACCGACCAAACGAGGTGGTTGAGGGTTATGAGTTCAGACACCCGGCAAGCTACCACCTTGTCGGCTCCGGTCAGTTTCAGAGGGTCTTTTCCAGAGATCAGGTATTCGATGATGCCGTCAGCCCGGATTGCAATTTCGGCACGCATACAATCCCATGTGAGGTCATTCACTCCTTCAGGATGCTTGTGATAACCGAGGTGGGTGCGGACTATGAACCGTGTCTGCTGCTTTGCCGACTGAGAACGCTTCTGGGCGGACACATAGACCTTATACCCCATTCCGAGACGCTCAACGATCTCAGGGATGCTCAACGCCTTCACCGCTCGCTTCCGGACGGCAACCAGGGGGTTTTGGGTCGCGGCGGTCTTGGTCACACTCTCAGAGGCACGGGCGATACGCTCGGGGTCAACACCGAGGTCGCGGGCCATGACGTGGGCCTTCATGTGCGAGAGCGTCTTGGCAGATATGGCCGTCTCCATAATGGGCGGCTTCGGCTTTCGAGTACCCATGAGGTTTCTCCAGTTGGGGTCGAGCCCGCATTATTATAATCGGCCATTTCGGCACGGCGCTAACACGCTGGATGGCAGACCCGACCCCTACATCATGTGGGGTATTGTCTCCATTTTGCAACTGGTTTCTCTAGAGAAAATTTTCTCTAAATTTTCTCTAAGATGTCAGGAGGGATGGGCTGTTCTGACCCAACACCCTTTTTCCTGAAAATTTTCTCTAAATTTTCTCTAAGATGTCAGGAGGGATGGGCTGTTCTG